ATTTTCATCACGTGACACCTGACGAACATTCATCTTGGAGTTCATTAATGACATATTACCCTTTACCATATAACCATCAATAGTGCTAGATTTAATGTCATTATTGCGTTGATTATAACCAGATTGGTATGATGCTGGTTGTCTGGTTCCGTCACCAGCCCCTGCGCCACCAGCATAGTAAAAATCACCGGTTTCGTTTCTGGTAGTATGTGCTACTTGGTGAGATGTATTTTGGTAAGCACCGCCATTTTGGTTGGCATTGACATTAAGATGGTTTTTGGAGTTTTCAGTAGTTTCACGCATAGTGGTAGGTAACTTATCAGATGGATTGAAAATATATGTTTGTGGAACATTTGTGCCAGGATTCTGGTAAGGCCTTAATGTGCCAATAACATTTTCTTTTCTGGATGGGCGCAAAATATCCATAATAGGTGCTACTGCGGCACCAATGCTTCCACTAACCATACCAAAATAACTATCTTGTTTGTTGGCACTTCTATTATTGGGATATGCTTGTTTGGATTTAATCCCGTAATCAGACTCAGTTGGTAAATATTTACCCTGTGCGCTAGCAGCACCCATTTGAGGAGCACCTAATTGCTGGTTTGTAGATTCCATATATTCACCAGGAACATAAGTTCCGTCATTTTGATATCCAGCAGCACCAGTATATGAAACCGCAGTCTCGGGTCTAGAAACGTGTTTAGCGACAGGAACTCCACGCATAGTTTGTCCTTTTTCAGCTCCACCAGTAGTAAACAAACGACCAATGTCACGTTCTCCATTAGAAAATCCTTCTGTATTTCTAGTGTCTAACTCAAAAGCACGCTCGGGACGGTGTTTTTCCATAATACCCATTTGCTCTCTTGTTGCGATATTCTTAATGTGACTATCAGCTGGTCCCTCGTGTCCGTAAAGCATATTTCCAGACGACTTAGGATTATTCGCGACACGTAGTTCATCTGCGGTCTTAGGCTTCCATAGGTCACGTTGTTCCATACCAGAATTGAAGCCTCCAGAACCTTCGGTTGTATATCCTAAACCAAGTCCAGGTGCGACTCTCTCCTGTGTAAATGGGCTTTCATTTGCGATTTTCATACCGGGGTTAATTCTGGATTTAATGAAATCACTTTGGTTAGGCATACCGTGAGCCCATTGTACGTTTTCAGTTGGTGCAAACAATGGAGATTGTTCTTGTTTCTTAATTACTTGAGAACCAGAACCAGTAGCACTGTCTAAAAGACTCTCATTAGCACCTTCACGACCGGGACTTGTCTTTAAATTTCCACCAAAAAATGGAACCATATTGTTGTGTTGAAAATGATCGCCGGATACTTTACTACCGTCTAAAGACATATACTCAGTACCATTGTTGGAACTAGTTTTTTGCTGATTAAAATATTTATCAGTATATACTCCCCCACCGTTATCATAACGGTTATTTACAGATAAATTAGATGTATTTTCGGTCTCGGTAGAATCTACAGGATAATTTTCATCAGCTACATTTGTATTGGGTAACGTATGTTGATTTGCGAATTCTTCAGTTTCATCCTTCTTTTTATTTTGGTTGTTAATTAAATATAGACTAGATAAGGCAAATAATGGTACTACAACTTCCATCTTTTATTTTATATTATATAAATATATTACTTTTATACAATATTCTTTGTTTACTTTTTTGCGTTATGTATATTTCTTGAATAGAGGGTCCCGGGACAACTCTCTTCATTTCCAGAAATACATATAGAATTACCAGTTAGGTAAAAATTATTTTGATTTGTGCCACTAACAACAGGTAATTTTGTGGTATGGTTGTCTTTTTCTAAAATACGTGTTTGGATGTTTTCGTGAAACCCTTTTTCTAAACCGTTCAATGGGTTCAATAAAGGAGATTCCCATCGAGTTTGTTCTAAATCTTTATACATCCAAGCTGGATGACTAGCCCGACTCTCTTGGATAAAAGGTTGACTTGAGTGGTAGTATTTCTGTGCGCTATATACAGACTGCTTTTTATAGTTGTTTTCTTCGGTTAAATCGCGGTTTAATGGACGTGTTAAACCACGTAGGTCACCTTCGAGAGCAACTGTATTATCTTGTAAATTAGCACCCCAATGTTGTAATCTAACTTGAGCGTCTTCAAAAAATGGTAATTCTTCTCCTGGACCAGGTGTATTTAACATATATCGCCCGGCAAAACTGCTTTCATCAATTTGTTTTTTAATTCTATGGGGATCATCGTGAAATCTCGTAAAGGACATTGTATAATGGTTAGTTATTATATAACTGGAAAAAATACTAGGGATAAAAATAAATATAAACAATGAAGTCTTTATAATATATTATTGTCAGGTTCTCAATCATGCCTAAAATATGTCTAAATATGATTGTAAAAAATGAAACTAAGATCATCAAACGATTATTGGAAACAGTTCTACCACTAATTGATACATATTGTATATGTGATACCGGTAGCACAGACAACACAATAGACATTATTAAATCGTTCTTTGATAATGTAAATATATCAGGAAAAATCGTAGAAGAACCATTTCGTAACTTTGAATATAATCGTAATTATGCTCTAAAACAATGTTATGGTATGGATAATGCGGATTATATCTTATTTTTAGATGCGGATATGGTTCTCCAAATAAATAAAGATGCTTCCATAAATGACTTCAAACAATCAATGGATAAAGATGCGTATTATTTATTACAAGGTAATAGTAAATTTCACTACCAAAACCTTCGTATTATCAAAAATACAGGTCAATTTTCATACTGGGGTGTAACACACGAGTATATCCAAACACCAAAGAATACATCAATATATAGAATCCCAAAATCAATATTATTTATTAATGATATTGGCGACGGTGGTGCAAAGGCAGATAAATTTATTAGAGATATACGACTTTTAAAAGACGGTCTTGAGAAGAACCCAAATAATGACAGATATACATTTTACCTTGCGAATAGCTATAAAGATTCTAATCAATACGAACAGGCTATAGAGACGTATAAAAAAAGAATAGAATTAAAAGGATGGGAACAGGAAGTTTGGTATTCATATTACTGTATTGGATTATGCTATAAAGAATTGAATAATATGAAAAATGCTATTTTCTACTGGCTTGAAGGATATAATATTCTCCCCGAACGTATTGAGAACTTATACGAAATTATACATTATTATCGTAAGAACAGTAAATACCTCCTTGTTGATGTTTTTTATAATCAAGCGAAAAGGAGTCGTGATAAGATTAATGAGGAGAACCAATTGTTTTTTAAAAAAGACGTATATGATTATAAAATAGACTATGAGTTCTCAATAGCAGGGTATTATAGTAATCAACAAAATATAGATATGATAAAAGTGTTTATGCGGGTTTTAAATTATCCATTAGATAACAATATCAGAAATAACGTTCTATCCAATTACAAGTTCTACACGAAATCATTATCGGATGTGAAACTACCCGAAACCAATAATATAAAACTGATAAATGACACTTCATTTATGAACGAACATCAAGATATGTTTAATTCAACACCTTCAATATGTTATAGCGAGAACAATGACAAATTATATGTAAATACTCGGATTGTTAATTATTTTATAAATGAAGATGGTAGTTATAAAAATCTGGATGAAAATAATACGATTATAACTAAAAATATAATTAGTGTATTTGATATAACGAATGAAGAATGGACCAAAGAAAAGGAGTTTGAATTAGAATATAATACAAAACAAGATTGTATATATGTAGGGTTAGAGGATGTGCGTTTATTATCAAATTCAATGGGTGTATGTTTTAATGCGAATCGAGGGATTTCATATGGTAAAATAATGATAGAGACCGGCACAATTGATATAAATTCTCAAAAAGTGTCTTCATCCCTTGTATCAAAAAATAATCAGCAAGCAGTAGAAAAGAATTGGGTATTATTTAATACTACAACTGAAAAGGTAAAAGTAATATATAATTGGTTTCCTTTAATTATTGGTGAATACGTTCAAGACAAAGACACTACTACGGATATAAATACCTCTTTCTTTACTACAAATGTGATTGAAACACCGAATATATTTAAATTATTGCGTGGGTCAACAAATGGGGTTACTATAAACAATGAATTATGGTTTATTACACACTTGGTAAGTCACGAAAAAAAAAGACATTATTATCATATGTTTGTAGTATTGGACGTAGATACATTCAATGTAAAACGATATAGCGTTCCATTTACATTTGAAAAACAGCATATTGAGTATACATTGGGATTCGTATTTGATAAAAAAACTGATAACTTTATGATTGGTTATAGCACAATGGATAGAACTACCAATTATATAGAAGTTTCAAAGGGAAATATAGATGAATTATTTATGTAAGTTATTCTATTTCAGTCACTATAGCAGTTTTACAGCAACCAAAACTACGCCGATGCCATTGTGTAATACCATATTCTTTAATTCCTGACATATGGGTTTGGGTTCCATAACCTACATTTTTATCAAGACCATATTGTTCTGATAAAATTGGATATTTTTCACACATTTCTAATACATAATCATCCCTTGCGGTTTTAGCAAGTATGCTTGCTGCTGCGATAGCCATATATTTACCATCACCCTTTTCCACAGTAACATAAGGTATTTGTTGATAGTCATTCGTGCTCGCATCAAAATGACAATACGGTTTGAAATAATTACCATCTACAATCGCCATAAATTTTGACGTATTATGTTGACACCCAGTAGTATCATTTACTTTTAGTATAGACTCGCGAATGCAATTATGCATACCATCCATAACACACGCCAGAATATTTTTATTGTCTATTTCATTTGCTTCCGCATATTCAATATGCCATACTAGCGCATTTTGTTTGATGTATTCAGCTGCTTCGCGCAATTTTGTTTTTGAACTGAATTTTTTACTATCTTTGATATCCACACCAGAAAACAATTCTGGATTTTTAGGAAGAACTACTGAAGCAATATATACACGGCCAAACATACACCCACGACCGGCTTCGTCCATAGATATTTCATACAAATCCGCATTATCGCTATAAAAACGGTCTAATAACGGAGTTTCTTTTTTAACACGTTTCGTTTTAGTAGTTTCCATTGGTATTTGAAATATTTACAAAATTATTGTTTCTATTCAATTTTTCGTCACAAATTATTTTTCGTCATATAGTTTATATATAATGAAGAGTTTTAAGTTAACACCTCTAATCATTTTTTTAATATTACTCATAGTTTTAGCAATATCAATCTACCTGAGAAATTCCTACCTTGTAGAAGGTGTTGAGAACATGTTCAATGACAAAGGTCAATTTAGTGATTTTATATTACCTGAATATTCTCAAACATCTCCCTTGACACAATTAACCGAAACCATATTCTATGATAAGAAAAATGGAAACATTGTAGAGGCAGTTGTCGAATGGACCACTGGTGCTACAGATACTATTGAAGCCCCTGTTGTCGATGCTGAAGCCCCTGTTGCCGATGCTGAAGCCCCTGTTGTCGATGATGAAGCCCCTGTTGTCGATGCTGAAGCTCCTGTTGCCGATGATGAAGCCCCTGTTGCCGATACTGAAGCCCCTGTTGCCGATACTGAAGCCCCCGTTGCCGAAGTCCCTACTACTGAAGGACACGAAAACATGGAAGCTCAAACATCTACATTAAAGCGATTGATTATTACTCCTCGCAATGGAGCAGATAGTTATATTTATGATATTACAAAGACAGCCGAATGTGTTAAGAAGCCAACACAGGAGAGTTTAATCGATAATGTAGATACCACATATGGTTCGTGGAGTTATGTTAGTCAAAGCGAATTCGCCCCTGAAACCACCGTTTTTTATATGCCTTGGAAAAATGAAACATATTTAACTGTTTTTGAAAATGCTGATGGAAAAATGGTCCCTAAGGGTGTATTCCACTTTTCTAAAGAAAAGAGTAGTGTTGTAGATGTAAAACCAGTTGAACTCACTAACTATATCAATACTCAAGATGATAACAATAATAAATATGTAAAGGTTGAAAAATATGGAGAACACGATTTATATCAAGTAGATAAATTTGTGCTATATGACCTTGCTACTTCCAATTTAATTGTTCGCAAGGAGCATAACACCGGAAGTATTAATATCTATAATGGTATTGGTGATACAATCGCACTTGACAAGGTAAATGAAACATATGAGACTAATAAAACTCACGAGAATCAGGAAAAATTTGCTGAGCTAAAGGCGTGGACTACATTAGACGGACAAGGCGAGAACACAGTTATTTACATTAAAAACAACGATAAAACATTAGTAGCTGTTTGTGGATTTGAGTCAGGCACTATGGATTCTTTAGTATTAAAGAATGTAAAAAGATTCACTTTATACGGAATGGATAATGGTGATAAGATTGAGAAACCCACCCAAAGTGAGTGCGATAAGAAAAACGCAGAAAGCCAAAATAAAGATGGAGCTGCCAAAGTAAGTGAGGCAAAGTCTGAAGATTATATCCTAAAAACTCAAATTGTCCCTCCTGTATGCCCTTCTTGTCCTATGTGTCCTAAAAATGATGCTTGTACCAATTGTGGTGGTAATGGTGGGTGTGGAACCAAGGGAGCTGATGGCAAATCTATGGTTAAAGATGAAAAACAGGTAACTAAGGTTGTTGATGAAAATGGTAACGTAATTTCTGAAACAGTAGGTGAAGTAACTGATTTGGCACGTGATACCGCGAGTGGTGCTGTAGGACTAGCTAAAGAAACAGTAGGTGGAACAGTTGGGTTAGGTCGTGAAATAGTGGGTGGTGCTCTTGGATTAGGCCGTGAAATAGTAGGTAGTGCTACTGGATTAGTAAAAGGTGTAACTGGTGGTGCTACTGGTCTCCTTCGTGATGCTGGCAGTGGCGTTGTAGATATATTAACCCCCGAACAGCAACAGCAACAGCAACAGCAACAGCAACAGCAATCTGGTGGTCGTATGGCATATCAACAAACCGGTGGAAATCAAGGTCAAAATTATGGAACTAATAATAACTTCACCAGATTTGGTGCCTTACCAGAAAGACCTAGTAATTTTATACCAAGAACCGCAAATTTCAGTGCTTTTGCTTAAATAAAAATAATATTTTATTGATACATAATATTATTCGTATGAAATGAGTTATAAAAATACTATTATAATATAACAAATAAGGAACATGGACAAAATAATTAATAATGCGGAATTAACCAGAGTTTTTGAAAGGCAAACCACGACTGAAAATATAAAATCCATATTAAGTGAGTTTGATAAGAAGCGCAACGAATTAACATACAAAAAAGGTATATATATATATGGTTCGCCTGGGTCAGGTAAAACCGCATTCGTAATGAACCTATTAAAAGAATTAGATTATGACGTAATAAAGTATGATGCGGGTGATGTTCGTAATACCGGATTAATCAATACAATCACGAGCAATAACATATCAAATCGAAACGTGCTTGATATGATGACACGTAAAGTGAAAAAAATAGCAATAGTAATGGATGAAATAGATGGTATGAATAATGGGGATAAGGGTGGTATTACTGCATTAATAAAATTAATACGTCAAAAGAAGACAAAAAAGCAAAAATTAGAGAATTCTACAATGAACCCAATTATATGTATAGGTAATTACTGTATTGATAAAAAAATTCGCGAATTAATGAAAGTATGCAATACATTTGAATTGAAATTACCAACAATGGACCAAATAAATCATATACTAGTAACTATGTTCCCAGATTTAAATAATCATAATAATCAAGAAAAGAAACAAACACTATTACAGTATATACAGTGTGATGTGCGTAAGCTGAACTTTGTATATGATATTTATAGCAAAAATCCGTCGCTTCTTGAAGGTGATGCTTTATCATTAATATTTCAAAAAAAGTCTAGTAATGAAGATTCAAAACGAATTACACAGACACTAATTAATAATTATGTTCCATTAAACCAACACAACCGGGTTATGAATGAAACTGAAAGAACTATTGTTGCTTTATTATGGCACGAAAACATAGTTGATATGATAGAAAATTATGATAGACGTAAATCTATACCGGTATATCAAAAAATATTGGATAAAATATGTTATGCTGATTATATTGACAGGATTACCTTTCAGAATCAAATTTGGCAATTTAATGAAATGAGTTCCCTAATGAAAACCTTCCACAATAATAAAATTTACCATGATAACTTTCCAGAAAATAAAAATAAATTTGATAATTCGGAAGTCAGATTTACAAAAGTATTGACAAAATATTCAACCGAATACAATAATATGATGTTTATCTATGGATTATGTCAAGAATTAGATTTAGATAAGTCTGAACTACTTTTTATGTTTCAAGAAATACGATTAATGATGAGTAATGAAATAACAAATGATACTGACAAAATATTTGAGAATTATAACATTAATAAACTGGATATACAACGAATGTATAGATATATGGATAAAAGTGTAAAAAAAGACGTGATAGAAATTGTAGATGATAATGAATAATGTGTAATTGATGAAATTTATATAATTTCATCAATAGTCAGAGAAACTAGTCGCCATTATTGATATGAGCGGGTATTTCTGAAATAGTTTTATCAATATTATTTTTAGATTGTAATGTGGTAATGGTAGTATTCGCGGAGATTAATTGTGTTTCAATTAATTCATTTCGTTTGGTAAGAGCGTGTATTTGTGATATAAGTTGTTGTTTTTCTTCAGCTTCGTGTTTATTGACCGACGCGATAAGTGGCTGTTTATTAGTTTTATTTAGTTCAATAACTTTTTGTTGTAGTAATTGAGTAAATCGTTGAAGCTCTTCATTCTTCTTGGTAAGGTCAAGAATCTGTTGTTTATGTTGTCCCATAATTTGGACGACCTGTTGGGATGTTAGTTGGACGGGTGGTTGACCTTCACGTGTAAGCATAATTGGTCCATTTTGCGATTTTTGTTTCTCTTCGTAGTCTTTAATCATTTGTGCACGCGTTGCTTCAATCTCTTTAATTTGTTTGAGCACATCTGGTTTCATTTCTGGCTTTCCAGGGTCATATTTATCTAACAACCCATCAATGTCTTCCATAAAGAACTTTTTAATGTTGCTTTCGTATTTATTTTGTATGAATGTATCTACGGTTTTGGACGATTCTTTGAAATATTTAGGGTCTTGTTTTTGGTCGAACATTTTGCGTTTATCAAATGTATTGTGTTCGTGAGAAAATACAAGAATACTCTTTAATGGGTCAAGTTGAACGAATGGGATGGTATAACCTTTTAAAAATGCCTTCTCTTCAGCTAAAGCAGCGTGGTCCTCATATTTGGTTTGTTCTAATAATTTAGTCCTAAACGCAAATGTCCCTGCGGTTGCGTGATTTGGTCCATAAGGGCCACATTGTATCATCTTATTCATCCCTTTAAAATACACGTAAATTTCACTAGAACCAGCACATAGTGCTTCTGGATTTGATTGAAGTCGTTCTACGGCGTGAGAAAAACGGTTGGGAGGATAGTAATCATCATCATCCATATAAACAATGATAGACCCTCTTACGTGTTTATGCATATAGTTGCGTTTTTCACCCAGAACCATTTTTTTCTCTATTTCAAAATATCGTATTTGAGGAATATCAGATGCTACAATTAAATCTTTGATTTTATCGGTTCCGTCATCTACGATAATCCATTCAATTCTATCTTTGGGATAATCTTGATTACGAAAGCAGTTAAACATATTCTCAATGAATGGGCGACGATTGAATGTAGGAGTGCATATACTTATAAGAGGATACTTATCTACTGATTTATTCTCATTTTCTCCCATAATTATGGATAGTAATATTATTAGTATGTATTTATATTTGTAATTACAAACTAATATATTTTGTTGTTTTGTTATTTTTCCAACTATTTCAGATTTGATAGTATATCCATACCGGCTTTCAATCCATCTTGAATTTTATTATTGTCATTGACATTTAGATTGTCTGCCATTTTAGTAAAGGTTTCTTTTTGAGGAATAGGTAAATTGTTAGCAATATTATTTATAGTGTCAGTTGTAGGAATTAATTCTAGGTTAGGTATATTTATAGGGTTTCTCGTAGACGTTTCGTTAACAGTTGGTGGTGTGATATTTTCCTCAGTTGAAGGTTGTTGTTTGTCACTATATACAACTTGAAGAATATTAATTATAGAAACCATTATTATACACGCTAACGTAATAACCGCGATTAACGTTTTAAGCGCACTGTTCTTAATATTTATTCCAGAATCAATTAAAGCATACAACATTACACTCAGAAATCCGAGCCTAATACAATTATCATATATGTAGTTAAATATCTTAATCATGTAATTTATAATTTTTTCAAAGAAACTGAGCGGATTACATGTGGTATGACGACGTTCCTCTGGTTTATATCTATTCAAGAACTCATCAAATTTAGCTTTTGTATGTAATATATTAGATCCATTATAAAATAGTCCAAAGAATGTATGGAACAATATATAACCGATTAATGTGGCTGTCGCTAATGGTATTCCTACAAAAATTAAATATACCAGGTGAACCACTTTTTCTACCCAAAACATTGGGTTCAAAAATTTAGCAAATAAAAAAAGTCTTCCAATTGGTAATATCGCAGCTATAGGATGAGTTTCCATAAATGTTAGTATAAATAATATAGCACTAACTGTGTAAATAATAATAGGCAAAACACCGGTAAATTCCAATTTTGCAAGATCTACTATTACATTTTTAATAGCTTCTCCTGAGCCATTTACCATAAATACAGATGCGGTTAATATAAACATAAACAATGATATTAACACAGCATCATACGAGTTTTGTGATCTTGGGTCATCTATTTTAGACATAATAGTATCTGGTATCCAGTCAATAATGGATTTTTTAAAAAAATCGGTAAAGAATAATGGTATATCAGTAAATAATTGTATGAACGAGGAAAATGGGTCATACGAAGCACGCTTGTTAATATAATCTCTTGGAACATTCCATACATTTACGCGAAGATCACCTTCATTTCTATAAAACATAATAAAACACCAATTGTATACACCGATAGATGCGACTATTATTGCTAACATCCAATTAATATATTTTTTTAGATGCCCTTTGTCAGAATTAATATGTTTACCGTTACTACTTGCTGCTTTTGTAAAGTTGAATATCATTTTATCATACCAATCGGTCATTTTTTTATATGCGTCTTCAATTAGTTGAGCGAATGAACGTGATTCTAAAACCGCTGCCTTTTTTCCTCCTTCGTAAATGTTATCATCACCAGTCCAGTCATCATCCCGAAACGTAAACCCTTCTTTTTGGTTTGATTGCGACGGTTGAGTGTTTGTTTTTTCGTGAACATTAACTAATGGTTCAATATTTTGAATGTTTAATATTTTTTTTCGTTTCTTAATATTCTTTATTTTATTCTTCATATGTTCGGTTTGAAAGTTAGTGGATTCCATATCTTTATTGTCATCACTAAATACTTTATTACTATTCCCGGGTTCTTTCATTATATAGTATACAATTATTTGTTATACTATATAAATCTTAATAAAATGAAAATAACACGCAATAAATGAATTACCTTGAATGTAACATACCACAAGAACCACCTATGAATGATAATACATTGTATCTCTCTTCATATAGGGTCATATTGTAATTATAGTCATATAATCTCCAATTTTCTTTACGAAAACCAATTGGGTTCCCTTCACCATCACAAATAACATCAAAACTGGAATTAATATTATCAATCGGCGGAACATACGTCGTAATGTCTAACTCTATATTTTTGAACTTACTTAAATTAATTGCTCCAGACGGTTGATACTCAAATGGGCTTGTATCCAAACAAAAGTTATAACAATAAATTCCGTCTTTTGCAGAACCCTTTGTTCGTGTGTATTTTTCAATATAATCATAAATACCACGAGTTAACATATTTTCACGATAACTACCATCTAGTTGTATACCCATTGTTTCAAGTATTTCCTTTCTATTCTCTACCGCAAAATTACCTGTAGTTAAATATCCAGTGACAAGTAAATCAACCGGGTCTACATTTGGAAAGGCACCTTGAGTGTTCATATTAGTATATGGTACACTACCCACTGGCAACATTTTATACGGCCAGTTTGTATAATTACTCCATTCATTTCGCAAATTCACATCATTTCGCTGTAAGTTCCACATCCAACTCGAAACCATACCTGGAGGTGATTGTAATTTAACTTTCCGAGTTCCCGTGATATTTTCAAATGTATGTCTAAATACATCTTTAACCAAATAGACTTGGTCTTTTCTAGCAAATAGTTCTGCTTCTTCCTTGGAAAGAAAGCAGTATGTTGACATTAAATGAACGTCGGCATTCCACGAAGAAAGTGTATTTTGATAGTTTTCGGCAGATATTTCTAATGAAGGAGGAGTCTGTAAAAAACGATACATTTGAAAACGGGACTCCCCAAAATTAGGCTTTATATATGGGAAATTATTCTTTGAATCAAATACATCACGCACTTGAATTAAGTCTTGGATAGGCCTAAATGTAACGTTAATATGAAGTTCTTGATATTGGAGAGCGATTAGGGGAAACGCACACGAACTATTCAATGTAAACCAAGTATTAATAGGGATATATAGATTTCTTCCCCGGATGGATGGTTCGGAACCCGCAGCATTTTGCGTATAAATAGAAGACGGATATGAATTAATACGTCCATTACAGTTTGCAGGGTCATTCAAATCAGGAACATTTCCAGTCATCTTATTAAATAACTCCTTTTTTTCAGCATTAAAATCACGCTCAACCATCATAGAAAGGTATTCGCCTGTATATTTTTGAATAGTCAATGCTCCGCTTGTAATTTCTATCTCTTGAATCATAGATGCTCCAATGTTTTCAATCCACCTAAAATCATAAGGAGCCCATCGGCACCCAGTGTCATTACCATCAACTAAGTCGGGGATAGTATTTGGTCCTTCTTGTGAAAGTATTGGTTTAGGTAATGGATGATGTATAGGGCTCCATATATCTGGTAATGTAACTACTATGTATGTATCCATTAATAATTCAGCGTGTCTTGGTATCTTAAACTGAAAAGTAGATGGTTCAGTTAAACGCAAATCTCTTGCTCCATTATAATCAATACGAAATTTTTGAAGTCCAAAATTACTATATTTACAATAAGTTACTTTAAAGAATGTTTTACTTGGATTTCCTGTTAAAAATAGATTAGCATTTCCTACGGCAGCAATGTTTAGTAATCCACCAGCCATTATTATAGTTTATATATAATTACTATTATATTTGTTAGTAGTTATATAATAAATCTTCAATATATATATAAATCTCAAAATGAATAAATCCCAAGGTATATTGTTATTACTAAGTATTTGTATATTCGTATATGTGATCTATCGTTTTATATGGAAACGTAATATGATATCAAGGATAGTTAACAAATTACAATGTAAATCACTAAAATGTAAATCTAGATGTAAGAATCCCGAATGTAAATGTAATACGATAGAAGGATTTGATTTATTTGGAACCGCTGAAGGTGAATATAATAGTTTAATAGATTCAGAACCAACAAGCATTGTATCATTACCTCCTGATGACTTTTACATTTCATCCAAGAACAAAGAAACCCCTGTATTGAAAGACTACGTTATCAAATCATCTTATAATAGTGCGGTTACTGGAGAATATGTAAATATAGATATGGTTAAATATTTATTAAAAAGAGGAGTCCGTTTATTGGATTTTGAAGTAATGTTGATTGATGACGCACCAATGATTACATACACAAATGATAAGAATCTAGAAACAATTGATACAACCAATACATTATTGTTGAATAATGTCTTTAGTATGTTAACTACATTTGCTTTCGTTCAACCAACACCCAATGTAAATGACCCACTATTTATCCATTTAAGAATAAAATCAGAAGAAGATGATACAAGACTTTACCGTTTAATATCAAAGGCAATTGATTCAACTATGAAATCCAAATTATATACAGGTGAAGTTACTAAACAAACAAAAATGTCAGACTTACAAGGGAAAATAGTTATTATTGTTGACAAAACCCTTGACCGAAATTATAAAAAGAACTCGATATGCAGCTCAAAAGAAAGAAATTGCTACAGTCTATCTAATCTTGTGAATTTAGAGAGTGGTTCAGATGACTTATTCTTACATAGATACACAGAATTATTGAATTTAAGTTACGACCACGTGCGTGTGGAAGATAAATGCGGATTGTGTACGAGCACGAAAAATATGAGATTAGTTATACCAGACACCATTAATAATAATACGAAAAATCCAGATATCGATGATTTTGTATTGAATTATGGAGCACAGTTTGTATTATATAAATTCTATTCAAAAGATGATGAATTAGAAAAATATGAACGGATGTTTGATGATAATAAAGGTGGTATAATTCCTTTAGCATATACTATAGACTATCTGAAAAAAAATTAAATGCAGTAAAATAATGTGTAATTATTGTATATACTAATGGGTAAATACAATAAGAATAAGTCACAAAAATCAAAAAAGACATTTTATCCAGCTGAATGCACGAATAAAATGACATTTCAAGAATGCGAAATGGCTGTATTACGAAGTGCTATCAAAGAAAATAAAAAAGCATCGGGTAAAAGAATTGTCAGTGATGAAGACGTCCAAAAAATGATAAAAATAGTTGAAGAATTTATTATGAAAAAAAAATTAGTCTGTTATGGTGGTACTGCTATTAATAACATCTTACCTGAAGAAGCACGTTTTTACGATAAAGAGGCAGAAATACCTGATTATGATTTCTTTTCATCAAACGCAATGAATGATGCCAAAGAGTTAGCTGATATATACTATGATAATGAATACACTAACGTTGAAGCAAAAGCTGGTGTCCATTATGGAACATATAAAGTATTTGTAAATTTTATTCCCATCGCAGATATAACTCAATTACCCAACCAATTATTCGACGCAATTAAACGCGATTCTATAAAACGGTCTGGTATTCATTATACTCCTCCTAATTATTTGCGTATGTCAATGTATTTGGAATTATCTAGACCCGATGGGGATGTATCTCGATGGGAGAAGGTATTGGAGCGTTTAAATTTATTAAACAAATATTATCCATTAACCGCATCTGATTGTGACGATATAGATTTTCAAAGAAAAATGGAGCTGGATATGTCAGAACAAGAACAAATATATTTAACTACTAGAGATGTTTTTATAGATGAAGGTGTTGTATTTTTCGGTGGATATGCGAGTGGATTATATTCAAAAAAAATGAAGAATGGCGATAAACACGAATTACAGAAAATACCTGATTTCGATGTTCTAGCTGAAGATATAGAGAAAACCGCATTAATATTAAAAGAACAACTAGAAGACGATGGAGTAAAAAATGTTAAAATAAAACGAAATGACGCGATTGGCGAAGTAATACCTGAGAATATAGAAGTTTCAGTAGGAAAATACGATATTATAGCTATAATACACAAACCTATTGCTTGTCATAGTTATAATGAACTCACCATTCAAGATAGAGTTGTAAAAATCGCTACAATTGATACAATAATGAGTTTATATTTGAGCTTCATTTATGGTGATAGAAAATTACACGACATACGACTATTGTGTATGGCAAAATATTTGTTTCGTATTCAAGAAAAAAATAAATTAAAACAACGAGGCATTTTAAAGCGTTTCACAAACCAATGTTATGGTAAACAAACAACCATAGAAGATATTCGGTCTGAAAAAACCCAAAAATTTAAGGAGTTGAAGAATAAACAAACATCACCAGAGTACCAAGAGTGGTTTTTAAAATATACTCCTTGCGAAAAGAAAGCGAATACTGATGTTGATAAGAAAAAAACACAAAAACAAACATCTAAAACTGTGAAAAAGAAAACGAAAACTGATAATAGTAATAAATTATTAAAAATATTAGGATTATAGACTAATTAGGAAGTTAGTAAATTTGGTGATTGTGTAGTATATGCTACCAAAAATCCAACTTTTAAACACTAATCCGTAAAAATTAAAATTACCATCATCATTATAAATGGATAAAAACGAAAACCGTTTGAATATATATGCATTTATAATGGGAAGTTGAAATAAAAAGTATAATATACTTACGAAAATGGGGACTTGTAAATCACTCAAAATATCATCTATTTGTTGATTGCGGTCATTTTCTCTTTCGTGTTTTTGAATATGTTTATCAGTAAATTCTTCATATTCTCTAACATAATCATTACTTACTCTTTCTTTTGGTATGTAATTAGGTTGGATTTGTTCGTCTTGGGCGTATTGTGTAGTATCTTGTTGTATATGACGAGATGGTAGGCGCTGTTGTTGTGAAGGCATTATCATTTCTCGTTGTTCTTCACTTAAAAATTGAGGAACTTGTTGAGTAGCAGAATTGTTAGAAAAACTTTCTTGTTGAGGACTGATAGGTTGCTCTGGTGGCGACATTATAGGATTTTGGTCTGATACACCATATGGATTGGGATGGACGTTAATAGGAGTATAATTATTTGGTAATTCTGATGGCTTTGATGGTTGTTGCTGGTTCATCGGACGTTGTTGTTGTTGCATATGTTGTGAATTAGGGTCTGGCAAATCTGAAATTCGGGTGGTTGTATTCTCCATTACTATACAATATGATATAAGTAAGATTGTATAGTTTTACGAATGGTTCTAAATATATTAGATTATTCAGTTACTTGTGGTTTATCTGATATGTTAATAATGCGTTTTGTATTATCACATTTTGAAGAAGTTGTTGTATATTTATAACATTTATTATCGTGTTTAAACACTTTGTTCTCAATTTCACTAATAATTGGTCCATTAAATTGCAGACAATTCTTATCCGTACACGCCTTTCTAAATAAAGTAGCAAGTCCTAAACCAAGCAATATTGAGATAAATGTTTGTCCTAGTTCAGTGTGTAATAAACGTTGTAAATTCATAATATACATTACGTTCATATAAATAATTATTCAATATCTTATACTGGAATATCTTCCTCATCTGTGTCAATATCTAATGATAAACTATTACGTCCGTCATTTTCATCATCACTCTGTAAAATGATTTTATCAGAGTGACGATGAAAATATTCAACAATGCGACTTGTAATACTTTCAGGGGTTTTGCTCTTATTAAAAAGATATTCATCAGTATCTTCTGTGTTTTTTGGTGAGTGCTTTTCTATATAATTATTACTATTAGTAGATACTCTATTCTTGGTAGAGTTATGTGTAATTTTGTCTGTATCCTCTACTTTTTCGTTTAGCTCTTCTTCTTTTTTTTTTTTTAGCTCTTCTTCTTTTTTTTCTTTTTGCTTTTTTTTTTTTTTTTTTTTTAGCTCTTCTTCTTTTTTATATTTCCACCGTTCATCCATATATTTTTGTGTAATCTTCACCTTATTTTCTAGTGTTTTACTTTGTAATCTTAATGCGTATCTTTCTGGATGTCTAAGACGGTCATATGATACACCTAATGATGAATTTTGTTTTACATATAATGGTGGAGCCAACTCTATTTTATTTATCCATCCATTTTTATGCATACCAGTAGCACTACGTTTATACAAGAATAATTCATCCATATCAGCTAGAATATCATATACAAGGTCAGATGGGTCTTCTGGTCTACTACGACTCTTTATTTTTTCATACTCATTGAATTTTGCTTCTAAGAAATCCTTACCAGATATTTTACGGTGTTTTCTATCAATAGAAATCATCTTATATATATCAATACTTATCCGGTAATATTCTTTATGGGTAGCCAACTCTGTTTCCATTTTATCTTGATACTTCATAAACATTTCTATACCCGTAATTATTCCACATAATAATGAAATACTACTACTAATTATTGAAATTATGTTCTGTTCTAAGTGTTCTTGCAGACCAACTGACGCAAATGTATTTATTCCGCTTAAAATTATAATAGGGATGCGGAACCATTTTACCTGACTTTTACAATGTTGATATTTAAATTTATGAAAATTACTCAATTGACAGCAGTTTATTCTTAATTTGTCTAAAACCTTTTCAATATTATTCGTCCAGGTATTTTGAGTATTTTTATGTATAACTTCTTGAATACCAACCGAATCATCAGTATCTTCATTATGATTAGTCATATTGATAATTATGTAGATATTTTTCTTTATTTTACATACGCAACCGTAATTATGTAAAATAATGATTAGCTTTGAACCGGTATCTTGGTTATTTCACTGTCATTTTTGGGACAATCTACCTCATTCTGTTTAAATTGGAAACACGTGTCGGTCTTGTCCTTATATTGCAGCACGTCTATATTCTCAGGAGTAGGATAAACATAAATTTTACGTGTATCAGGCATAGTAATATATACCGCAAATAATCCGAACGCTAAACTAATTATAAAAACGTTTAATTTGACGTACTTAAAAAGTCCCATTTAATTAAACTATACAAAGATAAGAATATTTACGAATTTACTTCTTGCTTTTCTTCTTCTTCTTTTTAGGTTTGGTAGTTGTCGCTTTTTCCAATTCTTCAGCTTCCATATCTTTCAGTAGATCAGGATGAATAAACGACTTTTCTTGTGAAGAACCTCCATCAAACTTGAATACCAGGTTATTTCCGTCTTTCTGCTCTAAAGAGTACTTTGCTATTAGTTTTTCTTGTTCGTCAATTCGCTGTTGAACCAACTCTGCCTCTTCTCTTGCTTTTCCTAACATTTGTTCTTTCTTGGCTGAATGGCGTTTCATCATGTCTTCCTTTAATTTTGAAGATTTTACCATACGGTCAATCGCATTTGTATCCATTTTCATATTTTTACCCATACCACCCATGCTTTTTGCCATTTTTGCAAACATCTCTGACATTTCAGCCCCTCCAGTAGATTCTTTCATTTTTCCAAGGAGGTCACCTGCCTCTTTCATCAGTTCTTCGCGAGAAATTTCTCCATTTTTCATTTTTGCGTCTAATTTACCAGTTACCGACTTCATTAGCCCCATTATTTTAGTAGGGTTTTTCATAAGCTTCTTCATAATATCTTGAGGATTCGCATTTTCAGCATTATCTCCCAACAACTCAGTAAAGTCTCCAGAAATCTCTTCGGCCATCTCTTTAGCAAGTGAACCTATCTTGCCATTAAATAGTGTATGTAAATGTTCATGCATGTTTTCCATGTTAGGCATACCATTCATATTAAATGGTGGTGGTTGTTCTTGACCGGTAGAATCAGAACTTTCAGGGCTTTCATTTTTACCCATATCTTTGAAAAAATCAGTAAGGCCTTCCATAGTCTCACCTAGCTTTGCTTGTAAATCACTTTCATCTATCCCTTCAAACATATTCATAGTATCGCCGAATTTGCTCTTATCCTTTACGCTACCTACTACTGTAAATAAAACCAATTGTAAATATTTCCATATTGTCTTACGAATATTTTCAGTAACTCCCTCGGAATTATAAAGAATTTTAAAATCTACATCTGGTAAAAAATTTACATTCGTGTCTTGTTTATCTGAAAAAATATCTGCGTTTTGGTATAAGATATCAAAAAAACGTTCTGGATATACTTCCATACAGTGCTTATATAACTCATCTTTGGATTGACCTTCTATATCATTGGTTAAATTCGACCATTTATTGGCGTATTCCGGAAACGTTGTTGATAAATCATTAGCAAAATCATTAATTACTGTAACAAAATTTGTAGGCACTTCAACGGATTCCATCGTATTGTATGTATATTTATAATATGCGGAAAATCTGTTTAACTTCTTTTTGTGTAAATTACTTATGTTCACGTAGAAAGTATTCTTCCAATACATCTATTGTTGAATCCTTACTTTTTGTAATCCCAGTATGATTTCCACGCACGTGTGTATTTTCGTTGCTTCTACGAAGAACTGGACGAGTAATATGTGATAAGTTTATGGGATTGTCATTAGTCGTGTTTGTGTATGAAGTTGTTTCAATCGGACACGAATATGTTCCTACTAATTCTGGTTTTGAAATAGTAATGCTTTTATCTATAGTATCAGGTGTGCTTGTATTTGATGACATATCACTTATAGTTGTATATATTATATTATTACCTTTTCTTTTATTTTTCATACTTTCAATTTTTCACCATAAAATTGAAAAACTAAATAATTATGGAATATGGTTAAAATAATATTAGAACAAATATGTCTACTATCCAAATTTATATTCCTCGCATTCTTGGTTCGGTTACCAAACCAGAAATATTGTCGGCATTTCGTCGTATGGATATAGGGGATGTAACTGACATAGATATGAAGTACAAAATAAATGAAAATAATAATAGATACTATTACGCTTTCATTAGTATTAAATTATATGCTACTCAACAAGCTACTAAATTTAAAAGTAATGTGCACGAATATGGAATGATACGACTACTATATGACGAAGAGGCAGCTCAATATTGGGAAGTTAAGCATCACATAGATAGAAATAAACGAGTTAATTTACCTGACATCAAAAATGTTCCATTCTTTAGATATATCACGCTATCTGATAAGAACGACAACAAAGAGAATAACAACCAATATTCTGAAAGTAAATATAAACCATATAATATGTGGGAAACTTCATTTGACTTATTAAATGAACGGACTGCTGTTGATTTCTTATGTTAGAATATTTGAGGATTCACATATTCGGCGTCATAATATAATAAACTTTTTATGTCATGAAAGTATATACCATGGCAAATAATTTATCTCATAATCTTGAAAAGTTAAAATCCACTTTTCATAACATATTATTATTACGCAATGACGTAACTAAAATAAAAACACAAATAAATACAAAAATAATGGATTTGAAAACAATCTACGGAGAACTCTCTAAAAACACAACTAAAAAGGCTTTACTCTTCAGTTTAGACTCCTTTTTTTTCCAATATAAATTATTTTCAGTTGAATTAGAAAACATAGACCGATTCCGCATATTATTAAATAATAGGATGTATTGTGACTATTATAAATTATATACACTTATCGTTAATTATATTAAGGATAATAGTGATGACTTGGGTGCCGACAAAATCGATTTTTATATATTCCCTCCATATAAGGATTTAGACCCATTCCAAGAATATAATTTAGATGACATTAAACATATACACGAAGACATTATGAAATATATAAATTTTTTATATGAATGTTATGAAGTAAATCAAGGAAAAATAACAAATTATAACAGTAAAACGCGCATTGGGTTCTCTATTTCGAATTTACTTAATACATTAGAACACGAAAATTGCGTGTTAAAGCAACAAATATCGTTATACGTTAATTATTTATCATTCTTTCATATATCTCAGACGAAACATTTAAAGACATTATTAACTCGTCTTAAAGAATTTGACAATGAAATTGAAGATAATGTTAATGGAAATCATGCGTATTCTGTAGATGATGTTGAAGAAGCAGATGCTCTTCGTAAGTTTGATTATAATGAATACGATGAACCTCCTACTATCACAATGATAGAACCTGTAGACGAAAGCTCATCTGTTTCTATACAACAATTTAATACTACTGAAAATGATACTACTACTGAAAATGATGCTACTACTGAAAATGATGCTACTACTGAAAATGATACTACTACTGAAAATGATGCTACTACTGAAAATGATGCTACTACTGAAAATGATACTGTAAATATAACATTAGTTCCAGAGAATACAGATGAGACAAATACATTGTAGAATAATAATTCTTGTAATTTTGTAATTTTGTAATTACAAAATAGAATATTGTGTAAATGTATAGCACAATTTCGTATGGACGCAACTGGTGAAAAAACAATTGAAAATAAAAGTTTAGATGTGAATGAAGAAAAACAAAGTATACGTGGAAGGGGGAATCCTATGGATGATAAAATTGTATGGTCTCCAGATAACGAGACAATATTAGTAGAATGGTGTGATATAGCACAATGTTATAAATGGTTAAATTTTAGAAGTCATACTAAACTCGCCAGTCAACAAGCTTGGTTTACTATCCCAGCTATCATTTTATCTACAATTACAGGTACCGCATCTTTCGCACAAGAAACATTCCCACCAAATATTAAAGATTACGCACCCGCAATAATTGGTAGTATCAATATTTTAGTAGGTATTTTAACCACAATTCAACAATATTTAAAGGTATCAGAAAAAAATGAAGCACATCGCGTGTCAGCTATAGCGTGGGATAAGTTCGCACGAAACGTTCGTATCGAGTTAGCAAAAAAACCAGAAGAACGTGACAAAGCGGGGCATTTTATAAAAGCGTGTCGTCTTGAATTTGATAGATTGATGGAAACCAGCCCTTCTATTGAAAATCATGTCGTTAACGAATTCAAACATAAATTCAAAAACAAGCCTGGATTTGATAAAGTAAAGAAGCCAGATATATGTGATACGATTGTTAGCGCTGAAGAAACACGTAATCAATGGTACAAAGATATTAACCATTCTTCTGCGTTTGATAACGAAGCCGCCGAAGCGGTTAGAGAAAGGGACAATTTCATCTTGGAACAACAACGTTTGTTAGCTGAAAGAACGAATGAATTAATACGACACGAAGACATTAAAATGGAACAAGAAAATAATAAACTATTAGAAATACAAGAAACAGCAAGAAGAATACGCGAAGAAGAAGATAAATATAACTTACACGTTGAAACAATTATTCAATATATTAATGGATACGAAGAAGTTTACGCAAGAAAACCATTAGAAGAAGACATTATGAACAATTTCAAGGATAATATTGATAAAAATGTGCTGGAAAAATTCTTAGCTGGGTATATGAAATAATATCTAATATAAGTTAACCTAAAATATATTAGATATGTGAAAATAAATTATTGTCCTTTACCGACCAACATTCTATATTATTATAAGAGAACCTGATACAAGATTTGTCAGTAATATATTCTACTTCGGACTTTGTAAAATTTGTATGCAATATATAATTCGCATCGTTCGTGAATAAACCATATCTCTCATACATATTATCATTTAAAATATGGTCGGTTGAGAACATTGTAATATTACCAAATATAGGATGAGATATTTTATCAGATATTAATGACGTATGTAAGCTTCCTGTAGTTTCGATATTATTATAGTTATCGTCTGATTTATCGCATATATACACACATATTGGGTATTCTATTATGTCATTGTTCTCAGTGTATATATTTTTAATGTCTGGGTTATTAGAGAATATATCAATAACAATATTACATATAGGTATGTTGTTTGACGATTTTTTGTTTATGATTTCATCTACAATTACCCACGAATATTCTTTATTTTCAGGGATTTCAATATCAATAACAGATGTATCTATAAATATATATACTTTACTTCCTTCATTCACATAGCCTTTATAATATTCAATTGAATTATCATACGTAATACCAAAATTATTTTTTAGATATTGAGAACATTGTTCCGGAATAAAGGTTTCTTCGTCATATTCTTCGTTATCTGATGATATATTAAACAAATCGTCTTCTTCATCATCCTCTATAAATGGTATTATATCATCAGTTTCACTATCCGAACTACTACTATCGCTGTCATTGTTCTCAATTATTGAATTTTCATTTGGAAATTTCATTATATTATTGTTGTTATTCATCAAGAATTTAACATATGGTTTATCACTATCGTCTATAATATTGTATAATACGTAATTCAATTCTGTATCTATTTCAACCTCTATTATCTTATTTAATGGGTCATCGTTCAAATATTTATATCCAACCTGTTCCATATCAATGCTAATGTCCTTTGTTTTACCTTCATCTATATTATTGTATATAGATGGTGGATTTACATCATATATGGTTGTTGTTGGTTGTATTTGTTTCATAAACTTATTATTTATTATGTTCTCTATTTCCGGCTTTATTGATATCATTGTATACAATATAAATTGATATTATCTTGTGAAAATAAACTTGTAAAACTACATAAAGATATTGTTAGTAAAGTCATTATAACACACGTTACTATAGACACTACTATTTTCTAAATGTCCGATTACGACAACAACTCAACCCGCTCACTTCACGACGATGATAACGCCTACATGCGTCAGCTCGACAATGATAACTGTTCGGTTGTTACTGATGACCTTTCCGAAAAGGTACCTGAGAAACAGGTAGGCAGAATGACTCGTAAAGGATGGAAATATGATGAGGTCAAAATGCTTGACCCTGGATACCACCGTATTGTAAGAGCTCATGATGGTATCAAAACTAAGACCGAGGTATATTCTACTTCATTTATCCCCGGGACTATGATTCGCGATGCGATTACCGGACATAAATATACCAACTATTTTGTTGGTTCATTGAACGAAGAACTTTTCTTCAAGGTTAAAGATACAAGCGGTTATGTAGGCAATGGTTCATTTTGCCTATACTATGACAGTCCGGAACAATATGAGAGACATATGAAAACAACTGTCTCTGTAAAGGAAAAAAAGGCATGGACTGATAGATTTGTATTGGCACGATCGAGATTGGAATTAGATTTCGAATAAAAATATGTATTTAGGCATAATATTATTATAAAATATCATAATTATATAACATTATAACCCAACAAAATGAACAAAACTATTATATCTTGGACACACTACGTATATGTTACTATTACCGCATCCGTATTAGCATATGTAACTGTGATGGATTCTTATTCCTCATCCGAAGAAGATTCCGCAATAAATATGCTTCCAAATATAGATACTATATCTAATTCACAAAGTCCAGACGTTGATGAAATACTTGAACCAGAAATAGTCGAGGCTGAAATAGTTGAACCAGAAATAGTCGAGGCTGAAATAGTTGAACCAGAAATAGTCGAGGCTGAATTAGTGAATGAAGAGCCAATTAAAAATGATGCCGAACCAACACAACAATCTCAATCTGGTTCTTCCGGAGGAAAATTGAAGAAAAATAAAACAAAAACGAATAACAAAAATAAAAAAGTAAATAAGACTCGCAGTCGCAAATAATTATATATAGGCAGTTTACATGTCTATACATAATCAAGTATATTTATCAGAACAACACGAATGCAGACGACTAATAAAGAATATTATTGATATGTATGATATACGGGACATATATATATCAATTGGAGGGAAAATAAATGAAGACGATAATTTTATAAATCATAATAATAACAGTATTTTCCAAATTATACCGTCGTATTTTAGATTAAGTGCTGGATCACAATTAGTTATAGTATTTGATGTATTTACTCAAGCAGATTTTGAACGTTGTAGTGAACGTATTAAGACTCATCTTATAACTGATACACATATCATTTTATGTAACCAATATTGTAACTGTAGTTTTATTCGTAAATTTATTCCATATATTATAAATATAGCTAGGCAAATAAATTGTGCGCCATCAAATATGGTAATTTGTAATTTTGTAAAATTCAAATATCAAGTAACCCCTGCGGAACAACAAAGTCTAGATGAGATACCAAATAATATATATGCCATATTAATAAACCCTTTGTATAAAGATTACATTGAAAGTTTTTATGAATGGTTTGGTTACAATTCATATTTATATAATTTCATATATAAATATAAATACTACAAAATATATCGGGGTGCATATAGCTCATTAAATCTCTTATCAGACACAATCAAAACAATGGGTATTAATAAAAATTATCAACTTACCATTTCAAACCCACAGGTTTTAAATTTTTGGAATTATATATATGATTTTACACATCCTAACAATAAATTAACCTCAATATATCAATCATTTTCAGAAGATGGGAAAATCAAAGTAGTTCCTCGCACCGTATAAAAAAATCAGCCAATTCATCTTTATTAGAATTATTATGAATCTCATCTGGAATGTAACTGTCATTATCTTTGTGATAACATAAAATAGCAGGAATTCCCGCGAACATCTTTTTTGTTTTCAAGAAAGCAAACACATCAAAGTTAACATCAATATCAATAACGGCACATTGGACGTTATCGGGCATCTTACTAAATTTATCCATTACATCTCCTTCTATTTTTTTACAAGGTGCACACCATTCCGCACCAAATTTAACAATAAACAAACCAGGATTGTTTTGAATCAGTTCCATATAATCATTACGAGACTTAATTTCAGTAATAATCGGAAGTGTCATATTATATGAATACTAATTATATTATTTCTATATGTATTTCGTAAAAATTATTGAAAGAATATTAGTGGGTATAGTATAGTAATTCGATGTCATTAAAAGAACATAATCTAAACATTCATATGTATTCATTAGAAGACCTGCTTGGGTTATTCGGTTTAACATATAATATTTCACATGAAGACATTAAACAAGCTAAGAAGGTGGTATTAAGGACACATCCAGACAAATCAAAATTAGATTCCAAATATTTCCTCTTTTATAAAAAGGCATTTGATGTTGTAGTTAACTTTTATAATAATCAAAATAAACAAAATCAAAAAATGACTCCAAATAATACCGCATACACCCCACACACAAATAACGAAGATGATAATAGAACCACCAAAAAAGTTTCGTCTGTTATCAATGATATGTCAAAAACCGAATTCCAAGACAAATTTAATGATTTATTTGAAAAAAATATGGCTACCAAAGTTGATGAAAGTAAAAACGAATGGTTTAAAAACGACGACCCGTCATATACAACGAATGAAACTGTTAATTCAAGTAATATGGGAAAAATATTCAACTCAATTAAAGACCAACAAACGGGTTTAGTAAAATATCGCGGTGTTGAGAACATTATATCTAACCGGTCATCAACCTCTAATTTTTATGAAGATGATGAAGATGATACCTATGTTACAAGTGACCCATTTAGTAAATTAAAATTTGATGATTTACGAAAAGTTCATAAAGACGAAACTGTTTTCTCAGTGAGCGAACGTGATTATCAGAATGTCACAAAATATTCGTCAGTAGATCATTTTATGCGAGAACGAGGACAACAATCTACTACTCCATTATCGAAACCTGAAGCTGAACGTATGTTAGCTCAACAAGACCAATTGTATCGCGAAAAAATGATGAAGAAGGAGTATTCATCTAATTTAAAAAATATGGAATATGAAGAAAAAAACAAATCTGTATTATCTAATTTCTTACGCCTTACTTATTAGTCGGAATTAGATGTTGTGGCATACACCATTCTTTTTTCATATCTAATAATAGATTTTCAGTATTACAAGTAGTATTTTCAATATCACTATAACTAGTATACTGAGTCACGGTTGGAGGTGTAATCATATACCAAAAATACTGGTATTGTAATCGTTGCCAATACATATCTATGGCGTTTTTCTTAATAGATTCTTTTGAGGAATCTTGAGTTAATTTAGATACACTTTCGTTGAAATTATCAAGCAAGATGTCGTACATATGTTTCTTTACTATATATCCAGTTGTAGTGCGACAATAAAATACACGAGAGCAATACTCCTCTACGATTTGATATGGACGTGCATTATTTCCTCCTATAATTAATACATCCCAGTTTATTTTCGTGTTTTGATTGTACTTTTCCAAATTCTGTTTTAATAATTCAGGATTCTTGAAATGAATATCGTCTTCACAAATAAAAACATAATCATAATTTCTTTTTTTTGCTATTTCTAAACACTTTATATGACTCATAGTGCAACCTACGGCACCTACATCTTTTTTAATCGCATCTACTCGTTCAGCTTTTATACCAATTTTCTTAAATTCTTCGGTAGCGTGTTCTAATCTATCATTACGATGTTCTAAATTAATAAAAAGAGTATTTTTAAATAAATCCATTCTATTTTGAATACTATCCATTTCACTTTATACTATTTATTTCATATGATATCTAAATATCATATGTCATATACCAAAAATATTTATTTCTTCTTCATGGTCTTGTTCTTTTTGGTCTTGGGCTTTAAGAATGAACCAAATTCACCCTTCTTTGTCACGTAACCAGCCTTCTTAAGGCGTCTCTCCTTCTTGGCAGTCTTGTGCTTCTTGACAGACACAATACGTCCGTGCTTGTTCTTCATTAAATCCTTCTTTTCTAACCCACCGGTTGTCTTATCGACAGTTCCGTGGAATACTTGAGCTCTTGAACCAACAGTCATTATATATTCAATGCATAGATTTTATTTTACGCGTCACTATCACTATCCACATCTTCTACAAATACTGTTTCGTCTTTTATGGATGTATTTGTCGGATTTTCTTCTAAATTAGCATACTTAGAAACATGATGTTGAGGCTTTTCCTGATTTTTTTCAGAATCATTATTTGTTTCTTCTTTTTGTAAAAGAGTTTCTACACGTGATAGACGTTTATTTGTTTCTTCTAATTGTTTTGTCATATCTATAATATGCAAACGCATTGAATACATTTCAGATTTTTGAACTTCAACCAACTCATCAAGGTTACTCTTTGGTGATTCCGTGTTCCAAGATACAGATTTCTTTTCTTTAGGTTCTTGTAACTCTACTGTTTCTAGTTTAATATTATTACTATTCGAAGGATCTATATTTAATTTGTTTGTTTGTTGGATGGGTTTCATCAATTCTTCACGGTCTCTCCTTTCGCGTTCTAGCAATTCATTTATATCTTTGTTTTCATCATTCGATGTTTCGCGGAAATTTATCTCTTGGGGAGTTTTACGCTGTAACATAGTGTCATATTCTTGTTGGCGCATCTGAAACTGTTTATTAAATATATCCTCTTTACTGTCTTTTACTATTGTAGGTGTATTAATAGTATTTGCGTAGGTCATCATATTCATGGAGTCGTGTGTGGGTTGTTGTATGGGTTGTTGTGTGGGGGGTATGTTTACGGGTGGGGTTGAATTATGAGCCGTATATTGAGGATTTTGTAAATGAACGCTTTGTATCATACTTGTGAGAACTTCTTTATTCAAAATATTAAGCTGATTTGGGTCAATCTCTTTACCTTGTATTCGCGTATAGAAATCTTCGATTGATTTCCGAAACCACTCTTCCTTTTCTTGTTGAGGTTTCGATTCAAAATAACGAATAATATATGGATTCCCGTTGATTATATTCCATATAATTTTTTGGTTTTCTGGATGAACGAACAATGACATTAGATAATATTCTGATAATATTATCTAAGAAGTTTTGTCTTTATTCCAATTATAGCGAAATAACTTATTTATGGGTGTCTTCATAGTTTCTCCCTTTGCGTGTAGATGTTTTCCTTTTATTTGTTTTTCTATAGTGCTTTCCTGAACCTTTTATTTTTCTGGTTTGTTTTTTTCCTTTGCCACCTTTCGTATCTAAAACCACTTTCGGTGAAAAAATATGTTCTATTTTTTTTGCTTTCAAAAAGTCGTGAATACTTTTCTTTTTGTCTTCTATAGTTTCATCATCAGGATGCTTTTTTGTGCTAGCCCATTTAATATACGAAAACAATTCATTTAAATAATGGTCTACTTGGTCGCTACTTGTAAACGGCGCATTTTTTGTATCAAAACTTATCTTCATATTACCTACACGAAATCCTTTACGATTTTTATAACTTGTTGGGTATATTTTTGTGGTAATTACGGCATTATTATCTTTTACTGGGGTATCACTCATTACTTTACACTATGCATATATTTTGTTATACTTTGAAATATATTTTACGGAAATTACTTACATATTTATCAGGAACCCTAGATTTTCTAAACAAATCGAGTGTTTCATCTAGTGAATTCACCGGAATATTATTTATTTTACCGGTCAGCAATGTTATTATGAAAAATAAGGAATACATACCACATTCTGAATTTTCTCTTTGATGGCGCACCTTGTAATTGTTATACTCCTTCAGTTCTATAGGTGTTTCTAGTTCTCTACAATGTTTTTTTAAACGTTCTATTAATTTCTTTATTTCAATTGGTATCTTATCTCCATTACTGTCAAAGAAAAATACAAATCCGTTTTGTAAATCTAGAAATAATGATACCCAATGTGACCCACCTTCACTAAACTTATCTAAATTAAACACCACACCTATTTTTGTTTTTCCTAATTTCAAATATTCCTCAACCTGCTCCTTGTTTTTTAATTTGCATAAATCTTCTATATAGCATAAATCATCAAAATCAATGGTTGCTGTCTGAATTGCTTTAAACATTGGATAGGAATTTTCATACTCAATAAGCACATTGTCTATATCATGATTACTTAACCATTGATTTGGGTCGTTTTTCCAACCACCTGGTTGTAGTGGTCGTTGAACGTACAAGTATTTTTCTATCTTTTCACGATACTGTGGGTCGCTTATTACATTCAACCAACAGTCTTCTTTAGTACAGGTTCTCAAACGTTTCTTTAAATCTTTCCATATGCTTCTTGGTTTTACATTTGTTATTTGATTATATGGGTTACTCTCATTATAACTTTTTTTCAATATTTGTAATATATTTTCTGGTAAACAACTCCCACGAACCACTTTATCGCCCGATACATTTGGGTTACAATTCAGCTGATTCGGTCTTGTTAATATATTTTTTAGAGTATGGTTTTTTTTATTGGTTGTCTTGTTCTTTCTAGACATATTGATTTATATACTACAATTAGATTTTTACACCATCTTATTTAGACAAATGTTACCGAATTTTACTTTTTGATTAGCTTAGTGCCCCAGAATGAAGTTATGTCATTCGTCTTGGGAGAATCCGGTTCCATAACACTGTCATCGTCTGATTCATCTACATTACCGAATAACATATCATCATCAGAATTATTATCATAACCTTTGTTCTCTATTTCTTTCATCTTTAAATATCGAAGCAATGTCCGCGTATAATCATTAAATGATTCATTCACATCTGTTGTGATTTGTGTATCTGGTTCGCATATTAATCTTCTTGTTAAATCCATAATTTCATTTTTGTGTTTTCTCAAAGAACGTATATGTTTTTGTTCTCGTTCATATTGTGCGGGGTCTTCTGTTGAAATGAACTTCTTATGCTGACTTTTATTCATTAGAAAGTTCATTGTAATGTTATTTATATAATCATTATTCTCGGTCATTGTTTCAACACTATCGTTGTCACTTTCACTTTCGCTCATTACTATATTCATCTATTTTATCTAAAGATTATCACTTTAGGAATTATTTACAGATGAATGAGAACAAAATATTTTACTATATTATAACAATAATAATATGAGCAATTTAGTATTAGGCGGTCCTTATAATGGACACACATCAAAACAAACCGTGACTTCTCACAGAGATAGCGAAAGTGCCATTACAAGAAAAGTATTACGTAGCTCGTGGAATACTCCATACGCTACTGGCACATATGAGGGAGAGGAGAGAGTAATCACCCCATTTAGAGCAGTTAATAATTTAGGTGATTTCTTAGGCAGAAAGAATTATTCCTGTGGAGGACCCAAACAAATGACATTTACGTGTGACAATAGTGGGGTTCCTGCGTCTTCAACTAATGTTAAATTCGTGCCTGACTCTTCTGACTATATTCGCTTCAGAAAACAACAAGCTATGAACCGTAATTACAATGATTCCGCGCATTAATTTTTCAATCTGTAATAAATTCTATAATAAGTGTATAGAATTTATAAAAAATGTATAAGATGAAATGGACTATTCAAAATGCTAACAATGCGGTTCTTACCGCGAATAACGCAATGCCATTAAAAGACAGCACTAGTAATAATGAGGGCAGATTTCAAATGGACCGTCAAACATTCATTGAAACAATACCTAGTGTTATACCCGCCGATAACAAGTGGATGGGCGAATCTAGAGACGCTTCTGATGTTATGCGTAGACGCCGAGCAGGAGCCGTTGGTAAAGGAACATTCAACGCAAATGGGAATCAGTTCTCGTTCACGAATCCAGATGATAAGAACTCACGCAATAATGCTCTACGTAGAGTTCGCGCCGGTGGATCAGTAGCACCTGTAAAAAAAGGTGCTCGTAAATAATTATTATGGTTTTTTTTCACTTGATACACTATAAGACACCAAAATGTATAATTATTTAGCTGAATTCTTAGGTACGACTTTCTTTGTATATGTTATTATTGCTACCGGTAATCCTATTGCTATTGGCGCTGCATTAGCTCTTGTTATTGTTATGATTTCACCTATCTCTGGCGGTCACCTTAATCCTGCTGTCACAATTGTAATGTCCGCCGCAGACAAATTTCCTACAAATGAAATTGTTCCATATAGTTTGGCACAAATTTTTGGTGGGTTAGTTGCTTTGGAACTATACAAACGCTATAAGTTATAATTCAATAGTGCTATTACTTGTTGTAATATCAGTATTTTCAGTTTCAGGAATAGTATACAATTCATTTGTTGTTGAATTCATAATATCTACATCATTACCTTCATTATGTTCTATAATCCGTATTGCTATGATACATATTATACACATTATACTTATAATTGCCAGTAATGTACCGACTAACACTAATTCGCTTGTCATTTTGGTATAGTTGGTTTCATATACATACGTCTTTCAATTTTCAAAACTATCAAACAGAAAATTGAAAAACTTTTTGTTATACAATCTAGAGTATCACACTTAAGAGCATCTGTTCTATTTAAAATATATTCAATATGAATCCTAATCTAGTCTATGCTTCTGGCAAAGATAAGACATTACCATATGACCTCCAACGGCATATTACCACTAAGTTTCTTAGCAAATCCGATAGGACCGGTTATGCTATTATGAAATTATATTCTACCAGGGGAAAACACGAGATTAAACAACGTATCGCCGCTCTACCCGCGGATACGCGTGTAACACTTTTTGTAAATGGCATTTATAAAAAGTTTAACCAGCTAATCGTCGATCACTATGTAACGGCTAACTTGTTTGGCAATAAAGATAGGCGCTGCGACATTATTAAAATGCCTAGTTATTCACATCAACTACTAAGAGTCACTCTTGATACTATTTATTATGGTTATCACCTTGTTCGTCCCCAAGCGAACCGTAATAGTAAAGTCACTAATGAAACCCCAACATTTACATTTAATGACGAAGGAGGCTATCTACTAAATATGGATGTGAAATATTGCCCGACTGAAGGTCATACTGAGCTAACCAAGAACATTCAAGTAGAGGACTTTGAAAGGTTGATTCGTATAATAAGCAATATGAAATCCCCGTGTAAGAAGTTCCGCGACGAACGCACTAAAATTATGCTTGATTTCTCGTTAATACTAGAATACTTAGCTACTAAATATACTAATATCAAAATACAAGAGAATAATGATAAATTGGCTGCAAAGGAAAAGGCCAAGACAGACAAGTTAGTCGCCAAGGAAAAGGCAATTCAAGACAAGTTGGTCGCTAAGGAAAAGGCAATTCAAGACAAGTTGGTCGCCAAGGAAAAGGCCAAGACAGACAAGTTGGTCGCCAAGGAAAAGGCTAAGACAGACAAGTTAGTCGCTAAGGAAAAGGCCAAGACAGACAAGTTAGTCGCTAAGGAAAAGGCAATTCAATACAAGTTGGCTGCCAAGCAAGATAAACTAAATCAAAAGAGAGAGCTACTTGAAATGCGTATTCAAGAGAGAGAAATGAAGAAGCTGAGAAAAAATATTATTATGTAAATATCTAACTACCCTACTTTTTGAAAATGTCAAATGGCTATATTTGACATTTTTTTATCGCGATTTTTGGATCATTCTAAATAAGATAAATAATCCGACAATAGATAATGAGCTCACAAACAGTATATTAATATGTCCTTGAAATATTTCATTTATATCAATACTCTCGTCATCACTGTCATTAGATTCTTCATCGTTTTCTTTGTCATCACTTGATTCCTCTTTATCACTAGTTTCTGCTAACACATCATATGTATTCGTATCAACATTCGCAGTAATTGATGTTGGAAACCCTACCTCAGCAAAACTCACAGATTGGAATATCTGGTTACTATCCGCAGGCTTTATTGAGCTCATCTTTATCTCGGTTTCTCCTAAATTGATATTCTTACTTTCTTTCGTGGTTTCTTTTTTCGGGGTATTATCAATGTAATTACTCATCTATACATTATGTTCTCAAATAATATCAACAATATAAAGATAATTTTACGTTATTATTATACTATTTCAAATGTGCGGAATTTTTGCATTATTAAACAATCATAATCATATACCACAATCTATTATTCAATCTTGTTTCGAGAATGGTAAACAAAGAGGACCCGAATTTTCAACATTATTTCATTGTGCGATAAAAGCACAATTGGGATTTCATAGACTAGCGATTAACGGATTAAACGATGAAGCGAATCAACCCATTCGTATTGGCAATATTTCGTTGATTTGTAACGGAGAGATATATAACTACAATGAATTATATGAAACTTTGAATGTTTCACCTACCACTGATTCAGATTGTGAAGTTATTATTCATATGTATTTGAAATACGGTATGGAACAAACGTTACGTATGTTAGATGGAGTATTCGCATTTGTATTAATTGATACTCGATTTGACACGCCATCCAAAATATACATCGCAAGAGACCCATATGGAGTTAGACCATTATATCAAATGAAACCTATATCTCGATTGAAGGCATCTAAAAATCATTTATATGGATTCGCTAGTGAAATTAAAGGATTATATGATAGTTATGACTATATCAAAGACACGAATAGCAATATACGAACACTTGACCCTAAACACGCATACAAATATCCAGATTATAGTATTGAACAATTTAAACCTGGCACATTTTCCTGTTACGAATTACCTGACGGAACACAGAAATATTGGACTTTTTTATCATCACAACAATACCATTATCACGGATTTCATAGTAATATGTATACCGATTATGTTAATACCAACACCATTTTCAGTAATATTCGTAAACATCTCATAAACGCAGTTCATAAACGATGCTCCACAACCGACAGACCGATTGCTTGCTTGCTTTCGGGTGGGCTTGATAGTAGTTTAATTACTGCTATTGTAAATGACTATCATAAGAAAAATAATCTACCTACACTCGAAACCTATAGCATTGGGATTGAAGGTGCCGATGATTTAAACCACGCAAAAACAGTCGCCAATTATCTTGGGACAAAACATACAGAAGTTGTGTTGAGTGAATTTGAGTTTATTAATGCTATACCTGAGGTTATTAAAGGGATTGAAAGTTATGATACTACCACTGTAAGGGCAAGTATAGGAAATTGGTTACTTGGGAAATACATATCCAAACATAGTGATGCTAAAGTGATTTTTAATGGAGATGGGTCGGACGAATTATCCGGGGGATACTTATATATGGGAAACGCACCAGACGAAATCGAATTTGACAAAGAATGTAGACGGTTATTGCGGGATATACATACATTTGATGTTCTACGTTCAGATAAATCCATTTCGTCACACGGATTAGAACCTAGAACTCCATTCTTAGACCGCGAATGGACCGAATTCTATTTATCTATACCCACACACATTCGGTTTCATACGAACGAAAAACTCCCTGAAAAATACCTTATACGAAAAGCATTTTCAAAAGAAGAATACGCTACGTATAACGATGAACCACTCTTACCTGACAGTGTGTTATGGAGACGCAAAGAAGCTTTCAGTGACGGGGTTTCTACACAAACGCGTTCCTTGTATGAAATTATCCAAGAGCACACATCTAAAATTGTTGGTTTATATAACGAGTCCGTTTCATTTACACACATACCCCCACAAACCTCCGAACAGATATATTATAGGACCATTTTCGAAGAACATTATACAGGGTTGGGTCATATTATACCTTATTTTTGGATGCCAAAATACGTGGATGCTACTGATTCCAGTGCACGAACATTGAGTATCTACAAATAAAAATATTTTTTTATGAATATATTTTTATTCTATTGCCTTTGTTTTATGACATTCTTTCTGTTATTTACTGTTACACATATTACCTGCCATTTCCCTTAGAATTTGGTTGAATTCGCGACGCTCTTCTAATATAAGGTCTTTAAATTCCTGATTCTGTTTCAATAATTCAATTAATAATGATTGATTATCAAGTGTGGTAGAAGCATTTATTGGGTCGTTATTACATTTTTTCTTGTGGTTACATAAGCTAGACATATGTTTGTATTCTCTCCCACAATCACAAGTATACACTTTTGCGACTTCTGGCGAGATTGTATTCGGATTTATTAGGATTTTATGTTTGCGGGTTGATAAATGTTTATTGAAATCACTCTGTTTGCTACAAGAATAATTACATATTTCACAATGAAACTTCCCTACTATATTTGGATTTTCAAATATTTCAGTTTGTTCCATCTTAAGATGTCTTGGACGTTTATTATGTTCTTCTTGTAATTTGCGAGTAGTAAAATACACCTTACACGAATTACAATATAACACTTCTTTTTTTTTTTTGGGTTTTACTATCACTTCTTTTTTGGGTTTTCGTGGAGGTAAAGGTTCAACGCTTTTTAATGTAGCTTTGTATTCCTCAAAATAATGTTGTTCTTGTTTCTTTGCAGAATACAAATCTTCGCAATTATGGAATGCTATTATTTCCATCGTCCAATTATCCCATCCCATATTGTCTCTTATAACCTCATATACTTTACACTTATAGTTCATTGATTTTGGATTTATACAGCCTTGTTTGTGTGAATATTTACGTTGAACGAAGTTAGTAGTATGGCCGATATAAAGTTCTTTTATGGAAGGGTCTTTACAATAAATCTTATAGAATATAGTATTGGAATAATCAATCTTGACCTTAGGCATCTTATATATTATTATACCAAACCTTTATATTAGTAATAGAATAAGATAACTTATTTGTTATAAAATACTTACATTATTCTATTGCCTTTGTTTTATCAATTGTTACTTCTTTCATAACATTCTTCATCACTTTATCTTCAAATAATTCGGTTTCTTCTCGTCCACATCCACCCAGTGATGATTCTGAATATTTAAAGAACTTTTCATAGTTTTCTGTTCCCATTATACCCACATCGGGCGTTGAATTATACCATACTGGACGCATTCGTTCATTCTTATACGCAACACCTTTTACTGCCTTGCGTAACTTGACTTTATCCTCATCTTTTTCCCATTTATTCTCATCCTTAATATAGACGGTTTCACGTTTTAAATCAGTGCAATGTAGTGGGCGGTCGTGGATTTCCATCTCATTTATTCGTTCTACAATTATATTCGAAATGCCATCTATAAATCCACGTTCTCCTGTTTCTATGAAATCCTGCACGGATATATTGATGGATTTGACAAAGTCTTTTAATGTCATTGCGTTCTTGCATTTCTCATTCAGAAACACATTCAGATTGAACTTATTATTGCTGTTTATATTGGTGTTGTTATTGTTATTTACCGTATTGTTACCCATATTCCCCGCCATTTCCTTTATAATTTGTTGGAATTCACGACGTTCTTCCAATATGAGGTCCTTAAATTCTTGATTTTGTTTCAATAATTCAACAACTAATGAAGGATTATCAAGTATGGTAGCAGCATTTGTGGATTCATCTTGGTGTATATTTTCGTTTGTATCACACGATTCATCATACGTACACGTTTTTTTGTGCCTTGATAATCCAGATCTATGTTTATACGTATTTCCACATAAACATGTTAACACACGTGGGATTTGTATTATCATCACGTTATCATTTGTTATCTTTTTATGTTTTCCTGTTAATAAATGTTTATGGTAATCTTTTTTATTAGCAGTTTTATAGTTACATTTTTCACACATATATATATTAGGAGTTCTTGGGACAGAATTTGTTATCATTCTCAATATATATGGTAATCATATAATTCCTCTAAACCATTCACCATATAAAATACTTAATTTTTTATGGTAATAGAATTTCAGTAAAAAATAATAAATGGCTGCTTTATCGTCATAAACGTATTTTCACGAAAACCCGATTTTAATTCTCCATCGAGGATTTTCATTTTGGACATTTATTTTATGTCCAATTTCAAAATCTTGAGCCAATTCTTTTGTGCACTTTTATACATTTTTAGCGTAAAATTATTTAATATAGAAAATAGAAAAAAGTTTATTTGAAATGAGAACAATCAAACCAATCCAATATCCTCAATATAGGCGTTTTTAATTTACGTGTCCCACGTTTTCGGTTCGTTAGAGTAATACGGTCAGCTTTTGTTGCATTCTTTTTATATTTCACACGGGTATAGCAAGTATATTTTCTCGCTTTTACGTCACAACCGTATTTTTGGTTTTTACACTTCAATAGCGGAATAGCATCAATGGGTTTTAATCCTAAAGTTTGTTTTTTTGTTGTATTTCGCCTAACCATATACTATATGCGGTCAAAATAAAAATACTGTTCGAGTGCCCCTGTGTATCCACGAATAAAAATATAATTTTTATGAATATATTTTTATTCTATTGTCTTCGGTTTACCAATATCAATAGTTACTTCACTGAGAACATTCTTCGTCACTTTATCTTTCAATGTTTGGGTATTTTTATGAAAGATTATTATTATTCAATATTGTCATAATATTATTTAATTGGGTTTGTAATTCTGCGTTTTTGGTTTCCAGTTCAGCCACCTTTGTTTCCAATGCTGTTGTTTTTTCTTTCTCTTCCAATTGTAATCGGTCTATCTCTTGAATAGCAGAATGATGAAGAGCAAATATTTGATTTTTGTCAATGGAATGGAAATCATCAACTTCCTTTCCATAACAGAATACATACTGATAAGAAGCATCAAAAGTAAATGTATTATCGGCATTACCTACGATTTTTTCTTCAATCTCATTCTCACTTAAATCATTTCCAACCATAAATTTATACTTAATACCACTAACATCAGTCAAATCTGATGACATTTTGTAAGTAATATTACTACTTACATCTCCAATTTCTTCCCACGATACCCCCTCTAATACACGATATTCATCTGGAATGTATCTTTTCACGAGTTGAACCGCCGATGGAAGAACTTCTTTTACTTCTTGTGCGATGAACCCAACAACATTTTTATTACCTTTGCTAACTTTATCAATGTATTCATAATAACGACACGGAATATCACGCACTTGTTGTAATGCCAAATTATCAGGGACATCTACAATATTTGTTTTCATTCTACGGTCACTCGCAATAACATACTTTTCTGAAAAAATAGATTCATCAGCATATATAGACATTTTATATACACCATCCGAGAAATTATAAGAAGGAACGCTGTTGGTAGATTGAGTATATGATATATAGTAATTCGATGTATCGTGCTGGGTAGTCATATTGACACCAGTCGCTACGTGTAAAGAAGCTTCAGGCGCGATTGTTCCAACACCCATTCTGTAAGGCACGTGGACATTTGTATCAGTATACCCCAAAGTTATTTGTTTGGATGCGGTAATTTTCGCATCAATCCCTACTGCTGTAGACCTTTCCCAAGTAGCACTAGTAGGAGAAATGTTAGTATATGCCCCTAAGAATGTATTATGATTGGCAGTTGTATTATTCAATCCAGCTCTGTATCCAATCGCTGCAATATTTCTTCCGGTGGTGTTAGTTGCCGCTTCATAACCAACTGCTGTATTACGATATGCTGTCGAGGCAGTCTCGAATAATGCTTTATATCCAATGGCTGTATTCTGGAAGGCCGTTGTGTTATAATATAACGCTTGGTATCCAATTGCGGTATTACTGTAGCCCGTTGTGTTATTTTCCATTGCGACATGTCCTGTGGCGGTATTATTATTACCAGTTGTATTTAGATATAACGCTTTATATCCAGTGGCTGTATTCTGGTAGCCCGTTGTGTTGGTCGATAAGGTTCCGAATCCAATCGTCGTATTATAGTAGCCCTCTGTGTTATTGAGTAATGATGTGTGTCCAAATGCTGTGTTACGATCGCCGGTTGTGTTAGACATTAATGCTTTATATCCAATGGCTGTATTTAACGTGCCCGTTGTGTTATTTGTTAATGCTTGGTATCCAATGGCAAGATGATAGACGCCCGTTGTGTTATTTGTTAATGCTTGGTATCCAATGGCTATATTACGCTCGCCCGTTGTGTTACTTTTTAATGCTTGGTATCCATTGGCAATATTAAGGTCGCCTGTTGTGTTATTTGTTAATGCTTCGTGTCCAATGGCTGTGTTACGATAGCCGGTTGTGTTATTTGTTAATGCTTTGTATCCATTGGCGGTATTACTGTATCCCGTTGTGTTAGAATATAACGCATAATATCCGATTGCTGTATTCTCTGTTCCATTATGGTTATTCAGTAACGCATTTCTACCAAGTAGCGTGTTTGTAATACCTCCACTACCGTATCCTACTATTATGTCACCGATATTTAATGTGCCAAAAACACTACCATATTGATAAACACGAATAATTCCACTATTACCCCCATTTATATCATTATAAGGAGCTCCACTCACAAGAATTGTGCCATCACCAGACAATGCCACTGAACTACCGAATTGGTCTCCGGAAGAATTTCCACCAATATCTAGACCGAATTGGGTCCAAACATTCGTCGCACTAGCATATTTATAAACTCGTATGTGACCTGAATCAGTTCCATTTCCGTCATTCTTAGGGGCTCCAATCGCAACAGTAAACCCATCATTTGATAATGATAATGAGGAACCACTTTCGTCACCAGCAGCATACCCATCAATATCTTGACCTAAACGGTTCCATCCAACAGGACCAAATGACGCATCAGTTTGGTCGGTAACCGCAACAGTTTTATTACTATCTCGTTGATAAACGCGTACGTGACCTGAATCAGTTCCATTTACGCCGTCATTGTATGGTGCTCCAATCGCAATGATTGTTCCATCACCGGATAATACACTTATGGCAGCTTGGTCAATATATGTTTCCTCGACAATATCTTCACCTAATTGGCTCCAATTCGTAGCAGTAGTATCATATGTAAAAACACGCAAATTGCTTTGATGAAGCAAATTGAACGTAAATACTTGTTGGTCTCCATTGATAGTTTCGTGTGTTGTAGCATCATCACTATGTAATTGGTAATTATCGTAATCAAGAGGTCCTGTGCCTGCTGGTGTATCGTAACCATTCGCAAATGTGCTAGTAGAATATTCAGCCTCAGTATAAAGGAAGATACGGAAAGGGGATATTCGTAGTTCACGATCCCCGCCTGGAATATAAAAGCCACCTATGACTCCAAAACTCTTAATTGACGTGATTGTTTGGTCACTACCTAGGTCAACCGCCCACCAACCCTTTTTTTCGACAGTCTCTTGGGTCCATATATAATTAGTCTTATCACCATCATTTGCCAATGGAGAAAGTAAGAAGCTAGAGTTTAGCTCACTTAGCGCTGAGGATTTATTCAACGCAATATTAGTTCCAGTTTCATCATAAATTTCAAGTTCGGCTAAGCCAAAATATGTATTTTCGGTTTCTAATTGAATAAATAAATATCTTGCTGTTGTTGTTGGTGTAGTATTATATGAACCAATAGAAACAGTGTTTCCGTCGTTGGATAACGACACATTTGTGGCATTATCAACTTTCCCTTCAATGGTTTGCCCTAATTGGGTCCACGTAGTCGTAGTAGTATCATATGTAAAAACACGGGCATTGCCTTTTATAGGATGAAACGAATTGAAAGTAAATATTGATTGATTATTGATAAATGTTGCGTCTGTAGCATCATCCGTATGTAATTGGTAATTAATGTAATTAAGAGGTCCTGTGCCACCATCAGTCCCATATTTAAATGAACTCTCCGGATAATCACCGTCTTCATAAAAGAAGATACGTAATGGGCCTATTCGGGAAAAATCTAGAGCATAAGTAGAACGTCCATAAATCTTAATTGAAGCGATTTCTTTGTTCTCCCCTAGATCAATCCCCCACCACGGGCGTATTGCGCCATGGGTAGTTGACTGATAATTTCCTAGATTTCCATCCACCGCACTTCTCGCTACATCATTAGTAGAGTGCGTGTTTGTCTGTATTGTGCTTCCAGATACATCTCTTACCGCATAAGCAAGATTATCCCCATTTTCATCAAAGATTTCTATTTCAGCAAGATTCAGAAATGGTTCGGTTGTGGATTCCAATTGAAGAAAGAAATATCTCGCTGTATATGTTGATGAAGTATCATACGAACTAACTGCTACAGTGGAGCCATCATTTGACAATGATGTGGTTATCCCGTCATTATGTCTTATTTCATTATGAATAGTTTGACCTAATTGTGGCCAAGTGTTATTATTATTATCATATTGAAAAACCCGTACATTGCCGATTGGAAACGAATTAAAAGTAAATACTTGCTGGTTTCCATTGATAATTGATGAATCTGTAGCATCCCCACTAAGTAATTGGTAATTATTGTAATTGAGAGGTCCTGTGCCACCATCGATAAATGAACCGGTATAATCAGCGCCTTTATAAAGGAAGATACGGAAAGGGACTTGTTTATGATATTGACTTCCCCCTGGCAGATGGTTAGCGTCAGGAAATAAGTAAACCTTAATTTCTGTTATTTGTTTATCGCTGCCTAAATCCACCGCCCACCATCCTTGTTGGGCTTGGCTATTGGACCCACCTATACGATCCGCCGTAGTGTTCCCATCAATCGCGTTCCGAGATGGGAGCACGCTCGCATTATCATAACTACGTTGTATTGTGCTTCCAGTGACGTCTCTTACCGCATAAGCAACATTATCCCCATTTTCATCAAAAATTTGTATTTGAGTATACATATGGGCGTATGTAACCGTGTTTTCGGTTTGAATAAAGAAATATCTCGCTGTATATGTTGATGACGTATTATATGAACTAAGTGCTACAATGGAGCCATCATTTGACAAAGAAACGGTTTTGTCCACAATGGGTTGTCCCACAATTCCATCTATACTACCGATTTGGGCCCAAATACTATCAGCGTTACTATAACGATAAAGTTTTAGAGCAGTATAAAAATGATTAAAAGTAAATACTTGTTGGTTTCCATTAATAAATTCGTTTGTTGTGGCATCATTTGTATGTAATTGGTAATTACCGTAATCAAGAGGTCCGGTGCCACCATTTGTAAATAAACCGGTATAATCAGCGCTTTTATAAAGGAAGATACGGAAAGGAGCAGTTCGAGGAGAATCGTCGCCGTGAGAATATGGATAATTTCCCGAATAAATACGAATGTCCGAGATTTTTGTATCACTACCTAAATCAACTCCCCACCATTGACGAACTCCGCTGGAACCACCCGTGTGAAAGAAATCATTGTCGGCGTTCAATGGTGTGTTGTTGGTCCCATTTACCGCTTTACTAGCTGGAAAATCGGCAGAGTAGGCTGAGCTCATTATTGCGTTTTTATTAAAAGCAACATTAGTTCCAGTTTCATCATATATTTCTATTTCAGAATAATTCATAGCGGTTCCAGTTGTTTCCAATTGAATAAAGAAATATCTTGCCGTATAATACATATTTGACATAGATGCAATAGTGGACCCATCATTAGATAACGCACACACCGCGCCCAGATTAGAATTAACGGAATCTCCAGTAACAGCTTCACCTAACTGGGACCAGTTCTCAAATCCAGGCGGTTCGTTGGTAATCGTCATTTTGTCTAATACAATAGAATCTTTGACATATAGATCTCCATTGAAGGAGACATCACCTCCAACATATAAATTCTTCTTGAGACTCAGCTCACCATTCATATTCAAATCACCATTTAATGAAATATCGTTTTCAAATGTAGTTTTACCAGTCACGGTCAATGTGGAAGATAACGTTGCTGATTTGGAAACAGTTAAGGTAGAACTCAATGTAGACGCCTCGGCAACTGTCAATGTGCCGTTCATAGTAGAAGCCCCAGCTACATTCAAGGTGGAAGATAAAGTAGCAGCTTTGGAAACAGCCAATGTGGAACTAAGTGTGGATGCGTTAGCTACCGTCAAATTGCCGTTCATAGTAGAATCCCCAGTTACATCCAATGTGGAAGATAACGTAGCGGCTTTAGATACAGCCAATGTGGAAGATAAAGTTGCTGCTTTGGTAACCGTCAATGTGCTACCCATAGTGGAAGCGCCACTTACGTCTAATGTGCTATTAATAGTAGACGCTCCAGCAACTTTCAATGTAGACGATAAAGTCGCAGCTTTGGAAACAGTCAAGGTGCTACCCATAGTGGAAGCGCCACTTACGTCCAATGTGCTATCCATAGTAGAAGCCCCAATTACATTCAATGTGGAAAATAAAGTCGCAGCTTTGGAAACTGCTAACGTAGAATTCAATGTCGATGCCTCATCAACTGTCAAATTACCGTTCATAGTAGAATCACCGGTTACATTCAAGGTTGAAGATAATGTGGTAGAATTGGCAACCGCCAATGTAGAATTAAGTGTTGAGGCTTCAGTAACTGTCAAATTACCGTTCATAGTAGAATCCCCCATTACATTTAATGTGGAACTTAATGTAGCAGCATTAGAGACAGCTAATGTAGAAGATACAGTAGCAGCATTTGTTACATATAAATCGCCATTAAACGAAGCATCTCCAGA